ACCAATATCGGCAATCCACCGGTAAGGTTTGCTATGGTGAAATTCTTTGATAACTTATAGGTGGCAGGGAATTCTGTTCTTGCCTTGATATCATTTAGAATAGTGAATGTAACACCACCGGCAGAAACTGTATCGGTTGCCGGTATTGGACCGGATCTTGCCTTCACTGCTATCGGCGATGCCGTGGCATTTACAGAACCATTGTAGGTTGGATCACCCTTAACTCCTGGTGGAGTCTTGGCAGACATGATCTTACTTGATAGCAAACCTTCCGGTGTAGTCAATTCTTCATCAGTCTCAAAGGAAGCAACACCGGCAAAATCTCTTTCCGGTGTTTCCAATGCAGGACTTATAGTACCATTGCCAGACTTGGCGGCAGGGGCAGTTAATAGCAGTGCCGCCACAGATCCAGTTCCAGGCGCAGATTTTACCGGTAATTGCTGATGAAATATTACCGGTATAATACTGGCAGGTGAGGCACTACCACCATTAACATCAAAGAATAAACAATCTATATTAAGATTACCAATTGCTTTAAGATGTTGGGTACCGGAAGAAGTTATCTTTATATCGCCACCAGCCTGCATTTGTATTTTACTGGAAGAAAATATATTGGTATCACCGGCAGCGGTCATGTTATTATTGCCAGATGCCTTGGCATTTATACTGCTACCAATTCCCAGGTTATAATCACCCAATGCGTTTACATTCAGGTTATTGAACATTTTGAGATTATGGTCACCACCGACTTCTACGTTGTAATTTTGACCAACTTTAAGTGTGCCAATACCACCCGTGGAGATATGCTGTTCTTTGCCAATAAGCAGGTTATGATTCTTGGAGGATTCAATATTGTAATCCCCACCAATCTTAGAGTTACGATCATCACTGATCTCACTATTGTACTTACCGGCAACCTTTAGATTATGATCCTTGCCAACCTCAACATTATAGTTACCATCTACCTTCATGCTAAAGTTACCACCCACTGCCATATCAACATCACCGGCAACTCCAATCTTTACATCATTATTTACATTGATGGTGGTCTGACCATTTATCTCTACGTCGGCAGCACCTAGACACATAATGTTGGTATATCCACCGAAGGTTACGTTTGTGGTGCCGGCGATATAGATAGACCCATTTCGATCCATAATGATATAACCATCACCCACAATCTTATTCACCTGAGTGCCATTGGCATCAACATCAGTGAACGTGCCCTTCCGATGGAATGTACTGGTGGTCTCATTTCCTGGACTATCATCAATCATAGTGACGTGACCAGATTCAGACTCATACACCTTATTGTACGGGTACACTCCACCGAATGGAGCCAGTGGTTGCTCCCATGTTCCCCCGTTATTTGCCCCTTGGATCTTTATAGTCCGAGTGGCATCTTTGAATGCTGTGGCAGTTGATTCGATGATACCCCGTGCCATACGGTTGGTATCCGGTTCATCCATAAGATTACGCAGAGGATACTTACCGGTTGGATCACAGAATCCAAGAGTTTCATTGCCAGATCTATCTTCAGAATATGCTGCCTGTTTCTCTATTGGTGCCGATGCAATTTCTGCCGGAGTATATATCTTTTGGGAGTCGGTGGCAGGTTTATTTGTTGATCCCACTGATGCAGCCTGCCCCAAGAAATACTCATAGTATTCTTGTTTTTTCGCATATCCAGGTGGCACATCATTGCCAGTTCTTGCTCTTGCCTTGGCAAAATATCCTGGATCATTCATGTCATGCTTTACGTGTATCAAGTAAAACATGACGCATGCCCGAGCAGCATTTGTTGGTATATTAAGTAATTCTGGATGGTTCATTAAATCCAATACTATGCCCTTATTCGCAAGGGCAGTTTGTATTTCTTGATACCCCGATCTACCGGTAATCTGATTGAATCCTCTTCCAAAGTATTTGCCGCCATCATCTGGAAATTTATTACCAACATTCTTCCCATTTCCATTTGAATTGTATACCTTATTGAAGAACTCTTTTTTGTCTAGACCACGTGTTCTCCAATTTACCCATTTCTGTGCTTCTTCAAGACTATCCTTGAATGTCATCTTAAATATATTTGCCAAACGAAATGCCTGGGAGTATTGGTAATCTTCTTCCACTGGCATCCACTTAGACTCACCACCAACAATACCCAGAATCGCACACTTGGCGTATTTACTGGTCAACCCCAATTCATCGCACGTGGATAAAAGGAGAGATATATTTGCAGTGGCCAGAGTAGAATTCGTTGTGCTGCCTGCAGGAGGAGTTCTAGGGATCGGAACTGCAAAGATACTTGAGACAACTGAATTAGCAGCAGCCACTGCTGCCACTGAAACTGCCCCTGGACTTGGGGTGACCGTTGATTCGATTGACCCAACAGTTATCGGTGTACCATCACCAGTGGTGATTTGATTGCCGCCACTATCAATCAAGGTGCCACTATCACTTGCTATTACGCTGGAGTTATCTTTATTGGATTGTTGTGCTTGCTTAGTCTGTGGGATACCACCAATGGTACCAAGCATGATTGGTTCTTGCTGCTCATCATCTCGAAACATAATGATGACCCAAGTACCAGGAACAGGTCCAATTGGAGTGTGACCAATGCCGGACATAGCAGCAGAGGTGATAGGTTGAACTGGATATGCCCAAGGAAGATCTGCCGTGGCAAGTTCAGTTTTATTATGTGTATGCATACCAACAATCCGAACCTGGCATCGACCAAGTTTCATTGGATCATTTCTATTCTCCACCACCCCTTGAAATAATATATTGTTCAATGTTTTACCTTATTTTCTATCAGGAGTTTTCAATAATGAATCTTTTATGAGTTTCATGGTACACTCGTGTCTTTCTCTATCAATGGTATGGTTTATAGAACCAATTAGATAGTAACCGGAAAACAACTTGTCTTCCTCTGCCTCAATTGTATCTACCCTATCCAATGGTTCCGGTTCAACTAACTCCAAGAATACCTTTTGCCCAACAGTGTAATCAGTGCGACCAGGCATAACAACAGTAACCTTCATTGCCTCTGCCATATTTAGTAGACTGAGACGTTCTTGCATACTGTCATTATTGGATATATCACCATATCCATTATACACACCAAAATGTATTTCATCGGATAGTATCTTGGAAGATGGACCAAATATAGTGCTTGTGGATTTTGCCGTCATCGGCAATGCGTTCAAATGACCCTTTTTATCAAAGTTATCCTGATAATTGAACTTGCGTTCTTTATATTGTTTAGTGACCAGATCATGAGTATACAGGGTAGATGCATAGGCACCCCTACCCATTTTACTTAGGGTATCAAAACCACCGGGAAAATCTATTGAATACATCCTAGAGTACCCCCGTTGTATATTTCTAGTGGAAGCACCATCCGGAGTTATCTCCCTTGCTTTAAGGTTGAAGTTGAACTTTGGATATGGGGAATTCTGGGCGTATAAATTTTCCAAACTTTTAAAATTGAACCCCTGCCTATTCTCGAAAAACACATAGGATGGGGAGGATGTGGAACTAACTGCTTGGTTTGTTAGGTAGTTCATATTCTTGGAAGGTGACCAATAGTTGGATACATACTTGGTTGCATTCCTAGTCGTTTCTATGTTGTTCTTGATATATTCTGGATTCACTACGTCTTGCCCAATCAACCCCTTTATTATGTTTGTGGCAATGTTAGATATTTTACCCTCATATGCTTTGCTGAGTTTAGTATTGGCATCAGTTAAAGCAGAGTATGATATGAAGTTGAGTTTGTAAACAACATTTCGTTCTGCAAGAAATGTTCTGTCAGTTATACTGTAGACATAGAAAAATCCTTGGATAGCATCAGAATTAGGGAATGTTGGGGTTTTTATTTTGAGACGAAGATACTCCTGACCCATCAATGGCAGGTTATTCAGAATATCAATGGATTCCCGTAAGATCAAATTACCACTAATAAATGGTGAGAACAGATCTTCAAATATATGTATGGCAATGACCTGATTTGTTATATCTAAAGTTTTCTTAGATACCATTGAGATTAAAGTCAATTCTTCTATATCAACATCACCGGCAAAATTTAGGACTCGTGAACTCATCCCATTGCCTTGGCATATTCACGGGCAACTTGTTCTATGATGCCTTTGGAGATAACCTTAATAACACGTTTACTTTCGTTCAGTCTGTCTTCGTATGTATAGTTAGACACTGCAAGTTTACCAACCCAATCTGAGTCTACCACTAGTCCATTCTCAGTCTCATAATGGTGAACATCGTTTAGGTGAGACTCACCATACTTACTTCTAACATATTCTTCAAATACATTGGATGCTATGGGAAAGTCATTGATATAGTCATACCGATCATTTGCCAACATAATTGCCCAATGATAGGTTGCTGCACCGTAAAACCGTTCAGCCAGAATTTCCGGTGTTTCCCCATCCCGAAGATCATACAGGTCATACTGAGTGATATTGGATAGAAACTCAGTCACAAACCTAACATTGACTGTAATGTCCTTGATCTGAATATATTGTTCCACACCACCAATAGTGTATGGTGCGTATACATCGGGCATTTTTGAGAAGTACATTAGAATCCGTCCAGTATTTGATCTTTCGTAAGAATAGCAAGTTCTCTGAAGGTTAGACTCAATTGAATCTGAGTTGCTGTGCCATCAGTAAAGGTGGTGAACTGGTTATTCGGGGTATAATTTACATTGCAATCTGTCAGTACACATGAAGTATGTCTAGGCAAATTTAGATTTTCTGAATCGCCTTGATAATAGACTATGTCAAACTCCGATGGATACATAAATAAGTATCCAGCAGAATCGTTGAACTCTGGATGCATGTGGAGTTTGAATAGTTTGATAATCTCAGCAACTTGTTTTGATTCTGAGAAACTTCTAGGAGCAAAGGTGTATTCAAAACTGAATGTTCTAAAATCAACACCCTTGAAGATCTGTTCCTTTTTAGGGTTGGTGGCCACACCTGCCACCTTAGACATAAAATCTCCACCCGCTGCGCCCGTGGCAAGAGCAACTGGTGCAACCATGCCACTTACAATTTGCATTCCGAGATTTTGTACTGCTGCCGCGGCACTATCTGTATTTCCAGATCCTAATCCCTTCTTAACAGCATCCACTACATCTCCTACGGCACCTCCCACAGCAGCGGCATTTGCTTGGGCTGCAGTACTTTCATCGGCATATTGCATGGTGTATCTTGCCGTCAAATTATTTGGTATAGTCAATGCTATAGTATCAATAATTCTCTTCAATTGATTTTGGGTAGTTACCATATGAACTCCCTCTGCCAAGAAACCGGCAACAGCCCCTGCTTGTACACTAGTAAACGGATTCATTGTTGCAACAGCAGTTGTTGTAAATGCTGCTACACTAGTTGCAATTACTGCATCTGCAGTGCTAATATAATTTCTTCCAGAAGGATCTAGATTATTGCGCATTGATGCAGTATCATTAGTTGTGGTCGTGGCTATTTTGTTTTTTATTAGTTTAGATCCCTCGACCACATTGATATAAAATGCAACCCAGTTACCCCCATATTGACTCTTATTATTAAATAGGTCATCCGGGAATTGTTTGATTGCATTTGCAGTATACTTGTTACTATCAAAGGTACTGGCAATTCCTCTGGGAGTGTATGGTTTAGTTCTAAATCCCGTGCTGGAGGGATCTTTACTATCATCTGGGGCAGCATTAATTGCCTTGCTTGAAGGATTGGTATTGATATTTCCACCGCCTGGTCCAACTGCTGGGATTGCCATGATGTTCCTAATATAAATAGTTGTACCTTATATTTATTACCGTTTCATATGTCTATCTCAAAAAATCGAAAATATTTACAGGGTGTCTATACAATAAAGAACCCAGCTAAATATGCAGGAAACCCCACTAATGTGCTGTTCCGTAGTAGTTGGGAATTAAGATTTATGAACTGGGTCGACGCCAACCCAAGTGTGATAAAGTGGTCCTCCGAGGAAACTATCATACCCTATGTATGCCCCACAGATAATAGAGCGCATAGATACTTCGTGGACTTTAAGATCCAGATCAAGGGTAAGGACGGCACTCTGAAGACTTGGCTAGTAGAAATTAAACCCGCCGCGCAGACAGTGCCACCCAAACCAAAGGCACAAAAGACCAAACGGTTTCTTATTGAGGCAGGTACATATCTCAAGAATAGAGCAAAGTGGGAAGCGGCAGAACGATATGCCAAAGACAGAAACTGGGAATTTATCATATTAACAGAGCATCATTTAGGATTATCGAATAAATAGTATATGGCAAACAATAATTCACTACAAGACATATTCGAGAAATATCGGTTCGACCGAAACATCTCTAAAAAATCGACTGCATGGTTCGAGCAGCAGGTATTGCTGTTGTCCAAGAAAGGCATCACACCAAACAAGATGCTGAAGAATGATCCGAGTGCTGCCAAGACAACTATCATTCCAGGCAACATGTATATGTTTATGTATGATGCCAAGAACAAAGAGACCCTACCATACTGGGACAAGTTCCCACTGGTATTTCCATTCAAGGCAGTGAAGGGTGGATTCTATGGTCTAAACCTACACTACTTGCCATATAGACTCAGAGCAATCCTAATGGATAGGTTGCTACAGTTTAAGAATAACTCCAAGTTCGATGAAACGACCAAGTTGAAGTATTCTTGGGATTTGATTAGCAGCGCATCAAAGTTTAATCTGGCAAAACCATGCGTCAAGCATTACCTTATGCCGCACGTGAGATCACCATTCGTGAAGATAAATTCGGAAGACTGGACAACGGCATTAATGCTACCAGTGGAAAGGTTTGTTGGGGCAACGTCCTCATCGGTATGGTCAGACTCTAAGAAGGCAGGAAGATGAAAACATCGGCAATCGTAGCACAAATGGCACCAGGTCTTGCAAAAACTTCTAGATTTGCGATACAGGTTCGACCACCGTCATATGTCATGGAAAACCTGGGCACTGGCAATACTAATCTCCAAAAGGTATTATTATTTTGCGATACGGTGATGATACCAGGATTAACAGTAAATACTAATCCAACCAGGACATACGGTGAAGTTAGAGAAATGCCAAACGAATTCAACTATGAACCAATCACTGCTACCTTCTATGTTGATGCCGACATGTATGTGAAGAAACTGTTTGATAACTGG